ATTTTCTATGGACAAAGTTTTCAGAATTTATATGGTGACTGATGTTCAAAAGAATTCTCAAAATGCAATGACTTATGTTATGCATTTTATAGACCCTAAATTCTTTACTTGTCAGAAGACAGTAGTAAGTCAAACTCTTCGTGGTACATATTCAGGTATGTTAATAAAAGTATTACAAGAGTATGCTGGGTTTAATAAGTTACCCAAAACTGCATACGATAAATGGGACGAATCAGAACCAGAATACAATCAGTTCATTGTACCTAATTGGAATATAAATCGATTTATTGATTATGTTTGCGCTAACGCAGAACTACAAGGAAACAAAACCTTTAAGAACAGTATGTTCTTTTATCAGACAATGAATGGCGAATTTAGATTTGATAGTTTTCAGAGTATGACAGCGAGAGAATTTCCTTTAAGATTCTCTCATATGCCTAGAAACGCTGGACCAAGTGAAGATGTAGATATTAACGCAGAAGACACTGGATTAAATACTCAGATTTTAAATGTTGAAGTTCCACAAAGATTCAATACAATGAAGGGTTTAATGGGTGGTGCATATTCATCTAAATTATCAACTTACGATCCTATAAGAAAATTAATAGAAGAGAATGTATATTCTATATCAAAAGTTTTTGAAAGAGGAAATGATGATGGTCATGTATCTAAACACCCCCTAATACGAACATCAGATATGGAAATTACTTACAGAGCAGATGAGATAATGTCGATAGACGAAAGTCCAGATTTCAGTGAAGAGTTTGTTGATTTAGCACCAGATGCTTCGTATGATGCCAACAGATTTTATAAAGTCAATATGACTAATTCATTCTCCGATGAAGCGAAGTTGGTCGATGCAACAGAAGGTAAATCAATTACGCAACAAAAGGGACAAGAATACAGAGATTCAGCTCATTTAGAAAGAGCCGCATTGTTATCTTTATTTGAACAAAGTCAAGTTATAGCTACAATACCATTTAGAAGTGATATATCAGTAGGGACAGTTGTTAAATTAGATATACCAACAACTGAACAGAAAACAGATGATATGCCTGGTGATGAGATGATGGATGGAAGATATTTAATAGGTAAAATTACATACCAAATTAGTCCATTAGGAGGTTCGGGAACAATGACTATGCAAGCTATGAAAGAAAGTTATGGTGTAGACATAAACACATACAAACCTTTAGAGAAAGATACAGTTGGTCCAAAAATAGAACGAGGCGGAGGATAATGCAATACTGTTATGGCATAGTAGAAGATAGAAACGACCCTTTAAAGATTGGTAGGGTTAGAGTTCGTGTTCATGTTCATCATTCAGATGATAAAGGTAAAATATCAACACCAGATTTACCTTGGTCGCATGTTATTATGCCTGCGACAACAGCGGGTCTTGGTGGTTTTGGTAATCAACATTCTTTAGTAGAAGGTACAACAGTATTTGGTTTCTTTAGAGATGAAGACATGCAAGATTTTGTTGTCTTGGGTGTTCAACAAGGTATATCACAACAAGGTTACAAAGAAACAATTACAGATGAACTTATAGAGAGAAGTGTAGATAAGGGCTTCAACGACCCAAGAAGAAAAACACAAGCAGATTATTCAGGTACACATGATGGTTTAAATCCACCAAGTGCGCCTTCAAGACCAAATGAACTTACATCATCATTAGATTCATCACCACAATTACTTAAAGATGCAGGTATCACATATGGTGGCGCAGGTTCAAAGAAAGAAGAATATACAGAAGCAGACAAAGAATTACCATACTATCCTATAGTTAAAGATGCAACAGATGTAAATGTATTTACAACAGGCGATGCAGATTATAGTTCTAGAGATTTAAGTGAATACATTAAAGATAAGAAGACTACTATAAGTTATCTTGAACCTGCTTTCAGCAACCCGCTCGTCTCCGATTATTCGCCCGCTGTTAGAAAAGATAAAGAAGTCACTGGTGCAAAATCAAATGCAACACCTATGTATCCTTATAACAAGGCATTATATACTGAGTCTGGTCACATAGTAGAATTAGATGACACTAGAGGTAATGAAAGAATATCAGTAGAACATAGAACAGGAACTTTCTATGAGATAGATGCAGAAGGTAATCAGATTCATAGAGTAGTTAATGACAACTATACAGTTATATGCAAAGATAATGAAGTATACATTGGCGGAAAGGTCAATGTTAAAGTCTTGGGTGATGCATCAATCACATCTAATGGAAATGTAACCATCAAAGGTTACGGCGATGGTAAGATTGATATCACTGGTAAACTTGATATTGATGCAGGTGATAATATCAATATCAGTTCTGCTAAGATAATTAAGTTAAGCGCTATGGAAGTTATTAATAATTCAGGCGGCTAATAATATGTCAAATGAAACAAGCGAAGTTAAGCCTTTAGAAGAAGAAATCCCAAATAAACTCCCTTGTCCTGAGGGGGATATATTTTCCTTACCAACAGTAGCAGATTTAACAAATATGTTCGCTGAAATAGCTCAATTGCCTGGTAAACTTGATGCTAAAATCTTAGAGTTGAAAGCGGAAAAGGAAAAGGAGATTGCTGAATTAACTGAACAATTAAAGAATCCAGACTTAACAGCTGAAGAAATAGCTGCTATAAATGAACAAATTGAAGAGAAAGAAAATTACATTGAAAAAGTAATATTAGGTGAACTAAAAGAAGAAATTGATAAAGTCATTGAAGATATTACAGGATTTGTAGATACTCTTGCTAGTGCTTTAGACCCATTTTGGACAAAAGAACAAACTCGTAATTGGCAGAAAGAGGCGAGAGACGCTTTTGCAGAATTATTACAAGAGTTCCATACATATGTTCCAACAAAGATAGCAGAACTTGTTGGTAAGTTAGTTCCGGCTTTACCTACTATTAATGTTTTGGGTCTAGAAATCGATATCATAAAATTAGTTTCTTCTCCTTCTTATCAAAAAGAAATACAAGCACAGATTGGAGGTTCACAATTCGTCACTCAAATAAAGGACATAAAGAAACAACTTGCTGACTTACAAGAGAAACAATCGAATAAAGATTTAACAGATGAGGAAAGAGAAGAATTACAAAAAGAAATTGATAAACTAAAAGAAAGTGTTATCGATTTAGAAAAATTGAGAGATGAATGGATTGATAAATTCTTTATGCTTATTCCAGAAGAGTTTAGACAATTTGATGGTGAGTTTGGTGTTGTGGATCCAGATGCAAAAGCAAAACTAACTTGGAAATATATAAAAACCGAAATCAAAGAATGGATACAGAACTGGTATCTAAAAGCATTTGAAAAATTAATAAGTATATTCAAAGAAATTTGGGACTTGTTGGGTTTGCCAGGTCTTCCTATTAGCCAACTACTTGATATTATGTCTTTGGACATAGGTGCATTGATAAAGGCGCAGATTGAATCTATAAAAGAGAAATGGAAAAGTACAAAACTCGGTAAGAAAAGAGAAATTAAAAAACTAGCAGAAGAGATAGAAGAAATTAAAGAAAAGATGGCTGCTGATGATATTGAGATGGATGAACATATTAGATTATCAGAAGAATTAGATAAGAAAGTTGAAGAGAAGAAGAAACTAGAAAAAGAACTATTAGAAGAAAAGGATAAATTTCTATCAGATGTTAAAGATGCGTTGGGAGGAATTAGTATCTTTGGTTTTGATATTCTGAAAATGATAGGTGGTGAAATTAAATCAACTGCTGAATCATTGGAAGAAGAGATTGCTGAGATTTGTATGACACTAAAAGATTTCAAATCGAATTGGCATAAGAAAATAATGTTTGAATGGGTAAAGGTAATTAAGAAGTTCATTAGTGCAATAGGATTGGGAGCGATATTCGACTTTATGTTCTTAACATGGTGTGACTTCTTAAAGATAATTGGTATGCCTATGGGAGTTAATATTTCTCTACCTGCAATTGCAGGTGTTATCACTGCTGTTAAGTCAACAACTAAGAGTGATAATCGACCAACTCAAGATAGAGGTAGTGACGAAGGCGTCTCATACAAACAAGGAGATGGTGAACTAACATCATTTTCTGTTAGTAGTGGAACAGGAACAGTTCACGCATTTTTAGATGGAGTTGAAATTGAAGACGGAAGTGGAGTGACGATTTCAGGTAATACGGCAACATTTGATTCAGCACCGGCAATAGGAGTTGGTGTTTCTATAATTAAGATTTAATTTTAATGCAAGAAGAGTATAAATAGATATATGGCTACAAGAGATTTCAGAAAAACAAACACCATAAATTCCGCAACTAAGGAATCATATACAGATATTGATATCATGTTCACAGCACATCCAGTATCAAAAGATGTGACTACAAAGAAAGATGCTGATGCAGTAAAAAGGTCAGTGAGAAATATCCTACTTACAAATAATTATGAAAGACCGTTTAAACCTAATTTTGGTGCTAATCTTAGAGGCCAATTATTTGAGCTTCAAGGAATTGGAGCGAAAAGAAGAATTATAGGCGACATAAAGGAAGCCTTGTATGCGCTTGAACCTAGAGTAAGAAATGTTCAAGTTGCGATTGGAGAAAACAATAGAAACAATGTAGATGTCATGGTCAAGTATGATATCATAAATGGTTTAGGAAGAGATTCCGTAGACTTTACAGTAAATAGGGTACGATAATGGCAACAGTAAAAAGTTCACAAATAAACGCAACAGACTTAGACTTCGATGCTATTTCTGATAATATCAAACAATATCTTAAAGGTCAAGAAAAGTTTAAAGACTACGACTTTGAAGGTTCAAATCTAAATGTCATAATAGACATGTTGGCATATGCAGGCCATATTAGTGGTCTGAACACAAACATTGCCGCTTCAGAGTTGTTCTTAGACTCAGCACAGATAAGAAAGAATGTAGTATCTCGTGCAAAAGATTTAGGGTTTATTCCTGCATCAGAGAAAGCAACATCTGCTCAGGTAGAAGTTAAGATGATTAACATTAGAAATGCAGACCAAACTATTCCGACTGCAAATGATATGACAATGCCTAGAGGTCATAACTTTCAGACTATCTACGATGGTGTAAGTTATAACTTTGTTAATTCATCAACAGTTGTTCCCACAAGAGACAATACAACCTTCTCATTTCCTACAGTAGATTTAGTTCAAGGACAATACATAACAGATTCTTTTATATTCGATAGTCAAATTAAAAACGCTAAGTTTGTGTTATCAAACGCAAGAGTTGATAGGGCAAAATTAGAAGTAGAAGTTAATTCAAATGGCTTAGTGTCCAAATACGCACTATCAACAGATGTATCAACAATAACAAGTGCATCAAAAGTCTTTTATGCACAAGAGAACGAAGAAGGATTTATCGAGATATACTTTGGTGATGATGTCTTAGGGTTGGGGTTAAAAGATGGTGACTTAATTAAAGCAACATACATTACTGTAGATGATGTTCATGCTGATGGCGCAAAAATATTCTCTATGGCTGATTCACTTAACGGATTTGCTACGGCAACTATCACAACACTTTCAGATGCATCGGGTGGTGCAGAGAAAGAAGATATAGAATCAATCAAGTTTAAGGCAACAAAGTTCTATACATCTCAAAATAGATTAGTCACATTGAATGACTACAAAGCAAAGGTTCAAGAATACTATCCAAACGCAGACGCTGTTGCAGTATGGGGTGGTGAAGACAACGACCCACCACAATATGGTAAAGTATTCATATCTCTTAAACCACAAAACTCAGATTACTTATCGGAGAAAGAAAAAGCAGAAGTGACAAAGAAACTAAATCAACTTAACATGTTGACTGTTAGACCAGAAATAATAGATGCAGAAATAGTTAAGATTCTAATCACAACGGTATTCAAATATAACGATAAAGAAACAACATTATCAAAGGGAGAGGTAGAGACATTGGTAAGAAACGCAATAGTAAACTTTGATAATACAAAATTAAACAACTTTGATAGTATATTCAGACATTCAAATCTAGTTAAAGAGATAGATGATACTAATGTTTCTATATTATCAAATATAACAAATGTAAGATTAAGAAAAAGAAAAGCAATTAAGTTAAACTACTCAGAAGGTTTAACCATAAACTTTGGAAATGGTTTTTATCATCCAAATGACGGTTATAACAAGGCTTCTGGTGGGATTTTAACAACAACAGGTTTCAAGGTTGACGGAGATACAGTAAATACATATTTCTTCGATGATGATGGTTCTGGAGTTATCAGACGATACTCAGTGAACGCATCTGGAGTAAGAGTCTTCGCAGACCTAACCGCTGGTACTATAGATTATACCAACGGAAAGATTTCGATTGATGCCATCAAGTTTACCTCATCGGTGAACAATGACACATCGATAGACTTCACTATAATGCCTGTATCAGACGATGTTGTTGCAATTAGGGGTTCTCTAATTGACATCAGTGTTGATGATATCAAGGTAACAGGTGAAGTCGACACCATTAGTAGTGGTGAGAGTAGTGCTGGGGTAGGATATAATTCTACTTCCAGTAGTTCATATTAACATGAATAAAGTGGTCACGGTTTATGCCGTGAGTAGTTTCCCATTCAATTGGATTATAGGAGGAAAATAGAATGGCAGATAAGAAAATAACCGCATTAACAGAGATTGCAGCTGGTGATGTAAACGCAGTAGATTTACTACACATCGTTGACAACCCAAGTGGAACTCCAGTTAATAAAAAAATGAGTCTTTCAAGATTGTTTAACAATCTTCCGACTTACTTAGCATTTGACGATGTTGAAACATTAGTCGATGATGGTGCTATCAGTGTCACAAAGGCAGTCACTTTCATAGACATGACTGGCGAAACAACTGATAATGCATTATCACTCGCAAGAGGAACATCAGTTGGTCAAGTTAAAATCATCGTAAGAAAAGACGATGGTGTGGCTAAAGATGCAGACATTACCGTGACTGGATGGACAGATGCTTCAGGTGCACCACAGATTCTTTTAAAGACTGGTGGCGCATGTGTATTGATTGCATTGGGTTCTGAGGGCGCATTAGTTTGGCACCCAATCAGTATCATAGGTACAGGTTCAGTCGCAGCTGGTATATAATACCAATAGGATTCTAAATGGCACATGAAAATCATATTGTAGATAGACTATCTACTCGATTGCCGAGTCTACTTCCGGAACATATTCAGGAAGATGCACCAGTATTCGAGATGTTCCTACAGGCGTATTTCGAGTACCTAGAATCCGAAATAATAGTCCTCTCTTCTATAAAAGAATTAGAGGGCATCAGGTTAGAAGACGGTACCTCCGAATCAGCAGCTAAGATACTGATTGAGACAGGTACCGCTTCGGCCGAACCAGATGTAGATACATCTAAAATAGTGCATGAATCAGAATTCGAACCCTTTCAGGTAGGTGAATATATCTATGGTGAGAAGAGTGGTTCAATCGCAAAAATCAAAGTTATAAATGGTCTAACATTATATGTTGATACTATATCAGGAACAGGTTTCTCAGAAAGCGAAACAATAACAGGAAGAGATGGTAAATTAACTGGTGTAATTAAAACATATAAAGAAAACCAGATAGTTGCAAACAACAGACTATTAGATTATTCAGATATAGACCAAACATTAGAAACATTCTTAAAATACTTTCAAAAAGATTTCATACCATCTCTAGATTTAAAAGAAACACAAAACGCAAGATTAACATTAAAGAACATAGGTACACTTTATAAACAAAAAGGTACCGCTGAATCAGTTAAGTTCTTAATGAGACTCTTATATGGTCAAGATGCAGAATTAAAGTATCCAATAGACGAAACGATTCATATGTCTGAATCAGAATACTCAGAAGAAAGAAGAGTAAGTATCACTATGGATGTTGGTGGTGTTCCTAAACAAACTGATAAGTTAGTTCAATACAATGATTTAGATTCATCTGTTATCGATGCAGAGGCTGTTGTAGAAAATGTATATATTACTGATTTATCTAATAGAGAATATAGTCTTTCTATCTCATATACTCATAGAGGCGAGTTTGTCAAGAACAAAGCTGCTACATTAATTGATAGAGATGGTGTCACATCATATACAGGAACACTTAAAGGTATTGTCTCAACTATAGACTCTACAAGGGGTTCAATTTACATAAGTCAAGAAGACGATAGTGGTGATTTATTAGATGAAGATGGAAATGGTTTACTATTAGAAGAAGTATCTAAAGGTTCGATGTATGAAGCGCAAGATATTGTTAATTTCACAGGTGGTAAATTAGATACAGATACCTTACGAGCAGATACAAACATAACAGGTTTATCGAGAGGTGGTATTGAAACCATTTACATCGAAGACGGTGGACAAGATTATGTCTCCGGAGATATGATTGTATTTGATGACGATGCTACAGCAGGTGGTGGTGCAGAGGCGATTATTGGTTCAACAGGTGATGAGTTAATCTTAGAAGATGCTCTCGCATTTGAACAATATGAAATAACTGCTGTTGCAAACCAAACAGTATTTGGTGGTGTAAGTAATGGCGCTGCTGTTAGAGATGACCACAACAAACCTATTGCAATAAACTTGATGCATGGTAAACTAGAAGTTCATATAGATGGTATAGTTCAAGCACAATCAACATATTCATTCGCACCAGATAATATAACATTCACAACTAATCCGAATCTAACAGGTGGAGAAAGAGTAGAGATATTTACAGATAAAAGTAGACTCTTAATGGAAGATGGTAATGAAGTTTTGTTAGATGGATACAAAACTACTAACGCAGGAAGTATCACTTCAACAGACCAAAGAATTAGAAGAATTCAAATAACAAATCCTGGTTCAGGTTACGAAAAATTGCCGTCAGTATTTCCAGGTGGTTGGTTATACTTTGAAAGTATAACAAATGGTGGAGAAGATTCAACACCATCAGACTTCCAGAAAGGAGAAAACATTACTGGCGCAACATCAAACGCAACAGGAACTATTCTTAGACTAGACATACCAAATAACAGATTATTAATTAAGAGAGCTAGTTCTAATACTGGTGCATTCCAAGACGGTGAAACTATAACAGGTTCGAACACTTCTACTGCAAAAACACTTGTTAGTGGAAAAGTATCCGATGGTCAAGGCGCAAAGATATACGCATGGTCATCACAAATTGGTGCTGTAGAGAAACTTACGATATACAATCAAGGTAATAAGTTTGATGCAGACGCTGTTATAGATACGGCAACGACTTATCATAACATGTTGATTAGAACACCAACATCAACATTAAACAAAGATGTAGTAATAACAGGAAGTAAATCGGGTGCAACAGCACAAGTTCAGGCATACGATGCTATAAGACATATTCTTAAGTATAAAAATCTTAATGGTATGTTCATTGAAGATGAACAAGTTAATTTCCAGAGTAGTGATACTTTCCTTATACTTAAAAATGATCCTTATACTGCAAGAGGTAAAGTTGCAGGTGAAGGTTTATTAAACGACAATTTCTTAAGTGATAAAGGTTATGTATCATCAGAAGTAGGGAACATACAAGATAGTAAGTTCTATCAAACACACTCTTACATCATTAAAGTTGGTGAGAGTATAAACAGTTATCGTTCAATCGTAAAAGATTTAGTTCATCCATCTGGTCATATCTTCTTTGGTGAAGTTGCCCATGAATCTTTACTATTGGGTTCTTCACTTGATGGTGTTAGAAGTCCACCATTTGAAGTTAATCCACAGAATAATATGGTACCAAGTACCACATTCGTACCAACTATTATTATACCTTCATACCCAACAGACAATGTGTTAATGGAAGATTCGCCGACAGATGGTTCTGGTGCGAAGATAAGAGTATTATTAGAAAACAACTCTCTATTAGAGAACGAAGATTCAAGAGACAATATTGCTCAGACATCTAAAGAAACTGTAGTATTGTTGTATACTACACAGGCAGAAGTTAATGCACAAGACATGATATTCCAGTGGAAAGATGCACAAGGTGTAAATGATACAGGCAGAGAAGATGGTGCAGGTCATGTCAACATACTCAATAGAAAAGAATTTATTACAACCGCACTGGACACAAAACTAGACAGCGAGATTGGTGCATCATCAAGACCCGCTATAACAGAATTCAATACATTCATACAAAAATCTCCTAGAAGAGATGGTCTTGTGACTGTATTAAATCTTGAGACAGCAGACCACGATTACTATGTGAACAATACAGATGTTCCATTGAATAGTGAATATGGTAATGTCGCAATTAGACCTGCTGACTCGGGAAAAGTATTTCAATTTTGGGACGATGAGGAGTTTTTAATTAACGAAGATGGTACCAGAATTTTAAATGAAGAACCTCTTAACTATGTAAGATTCGATCCATTCACCAGAGATTTACACGGCGAAAGAATCTTATTAGAAGATGAATCAGGAAGTTTCTTATTAGAAGATGAAACTGTAGAAGATTCAAAAGAGTTCTTTGTGACCGAAAGGTCAATAGAATTAGATAATCCTTACATGTATTATGAAGCTGGTGATTCTGCTGGCGATAGAATGATATTTGAAGATGGCGATGTTATGGTGAAAGAAGATTCAGGTCAAACTGTTAATACCTTTGTACCAATTGGTCCAACTTTAAAGACACTAAATAAGATTGCATTCCAAAACTGTTATAAGATATCTTATTACATTTTAGATGAGACACCGAAAACTGGTCAAGGAAACGATGCAGAATCAGATAAGATTCTTATGGAAGATGGCATCAGTGGCATACTATCAGAAGCTTCTGTACCTGAAGGATTAAGTATTAAACAAATGGATGACATGTTAGGCACCATGTATATCGATGAATTAGACCCAAAAGCTAATAGAAGAACGAATATTGCATTTAGTTCCTATGTTAATTCATCAAATATTACAAATAGTGCCCTTAATGCATTATAAATAATAGAACAACTTATATAAATAACTTGGAG